TCCCTCTATATAAAACTCCTTATCAGAGATATAAAAATCAGGAATATATGTTCTTGGTTTAGGTTGGTATGATAAACGAGTAGGTTCGTATTCAAAAGGCACAGAATACTTATTAAGAACCTTCGCTATATTCCTTTCAAGGTTTGATTTGTATTTCATGGAGCCTCTAAGTCGGATATCTTTACATTATAACAGGAGTGCCTAAAAATAAAGCCTCCATCTCTTTCCCCCTTTTTATGGAATGTGCTCTTCTTTTTAAAATTTTCTTTGTTTATATGTCCTAGCACCCATCCTTTTTCGTAGTTGCGAAGAACACGAACAAAGATATATCCATCACATTCATAATCAATTTGAAAGTCAGTAACAGAGCAATCGTACTCTGTTTTAGGTTCAACTCCAGTTCGTTTCGTCTTAACATCAATACGACGGCCATCTGGTAATACCAAATCATATTTAAACGTATTAATTCTTTCCCCACCATACACACTTTGTGCTAAATACTCTCCTATAAATCCAGCGACATTCCCCTCCCCGTGAGTGATAGACTTTCTGACAACGCCTAATTCTTCTGCCTTTTTACGTGCAGCAGAAGTTATATCATCATCTATAATAAGTTCTTTCATATACTTTTACTCCATTCGTTCTGTGTAGTAAATATATGGCTTTGTATTGAATTTAACCATTTTTCAATATACATGCACGTTTTAGGACTTCTACTACGATACTCCGAAATATTCAGAGTAAAAGTTTGCTCACTATGTATGACTGGAATATTCTGTTTCAATATATCTTGTACTTTTTTAAAGTCTTCTTCTATCTTACTAACATTATCTTCGTAAGTAGTATCAGACCAATAAGAATCATCAAAAGCGTGTTCATCCTTCTTAACACGAACTCCTACAAAATTACTGTAATTCCTAAACTGCCAGTGTCCCCCTTTTTTATCACTATCTGAAAACATATAATACACATGTGGGTTGCATTCTAAGTCTTCTGGATAAACACGCTTTTGATATATTATCATTTAGAAATCCTCTGATTCTAGTACGTCATCATGATTAAGAGCAATCTCGGACAACCTACCCGTATTAAGATCGTAGAACAACTTATTAGACGGCCCCGTAAGTCCGCTAAATCTGTTCTTAATTACGCGCACGGTAGTCATGTGCCGCTCACGCATATCAATGGCCTGTCCATCGCGCTCAAGCCCCAGCACAATGTCCGATAACTGACCTATGGCACCTGACCCTCTAAGCTGGTGAAGTTTCGCTCTACCGCCCTCCTCATGCCCGTAATCGACACGTTTAAGATGGGAGGCTACGAACATACAGATGTCCAACTCCTGCACCAATGTGCGTAATCGGGTCATGATCTCATCAAGAGCTTTGCGCTCATCAATGTTGGTTTGGTCAGATACAAGGATACTAATATGATCAAGAAAGATGTACTTGCACTTTAGCGCACGAACCATATATCTAACACGAGATATTATATTATTAATGGAGTTGCTGCCAAAATGGTCAAAGAAGAACAGACGATCCTTTTCCAGCGTATTCTTAAAGGACGTTCTAACTTCATCCTCTGTATATTCAAAGTTGGGAAGATGTATCGGCTTATTCATGTCCAAGCCAACAATAGCTTGCGCGGTACGCCTAACGCTCTCCTCTAAGAAGAGCAAGCCTATACTATGATCTGTATTATTTAGTATGTGATAAGCTATCTCGCGCATAAAGGATGATTTGCCAAGACCTGATCCAGCCGCTATGGTTACCAGTTCGCCCATCCGTATACCAAAGGTTAACTTATTTAGTCCTTCATACGGATACTGTACGGAGCTTTCTGTAGGCCCAGTAATAATTGTATCCCACATATCGGAACCAGCGACAATGCCCTCTGGAGTATACTTCTCAGAGTTCCACCAAAGACGCTGAAATTCTTTTTCTTCCTTACTAACAAGATACTCATTAGCATCTTTTAGGTTGAGGTGTACTATTTGGGATTTCGGAAGGAGAAGTTCAGCGACTTCCTTCGCCGCCTTACGTCCCGGCTCATCGTTATCGAAGCATATCTTTATGTTATCAAACTGATTGAGATAGTCGTAGTTTTTAGATACATCCGATACAGCGGATTTAGCACCTGTCTTTATGGACACAACGGGCCATTTACTACCCATCATCTGGAAAGCAGAGAGAGCATCAATCTCTCCTTCTACAAGCGTGATATACTTTCCCTCATTGAACAGGTTCTGACCAAATAATGTACCTGAAGAAAGTTCGCCTTGAGACAAGTATACCTTATCTTTTAAACTACGTGTCTTATTTGCTACATGGTTACGATCAACATCGTAATAAGGGAAATACCAACGTGTCGCACCTTTAGTCACGTTATAAAACTTGCACGTATTTTTAGAAATATTTCTTTCTGGCATATCAGAATCTACGCCTTTTTTATGTTCCATATTTCTTATACGAGTGCCTTTTTTTATGATGGACACGTTGGTATCAATAACATCACTCCGCTTCTGTCCACAGGAGAAACAGTATGTATTCCCGTCCGTGTAGTATGATAAAGCATCACTACTACCACAATCAGAACACGGTTGATGCGTTCTTGTGTATTTTGTCATAGTATCTCTTCAACTCGTGGTTCTCTTGCGACATGCGTAAAGTATCTGTATCCTCTGGAATAATTAAAGGTACGAAGACCTTCTCCTTTATTCGAATCAGACCAGCAATTATACTTATGATTACACCACCGACATTCAGAACCTAAAGACCTATTGCCGTTATCCTCAATCTCATCATCATAACAACGTTCGGGAGGTTCTTCTTTATTAGCCAAGATATCTCGCAGTTCATCTATTCGTTTAGATGCGTCAAGCGTATCCATATCCTCAATAGGCAATAGCGCCAAATCCCCGTACTGCTTGTCTATGGCGAGAAATGCGCCCCTATCCATATCCATAGCTTGCATGTATCCAGATATTTGGTATACGTATCCAAATGGATCATTCGTGAACAACTCACCACGATCAAACTTACGGAAACCGTAGCTTGAGGAACTTTTTGCGTCAGTCACAACTCCATCAATAACAGCGTCGATATGCCCCTTAATTCCATTTAACTCTACCTCACGCTGCATATCCCGTACATCATGGTTAGCAACCTTACATAGAAATAGTAGGAATGCTTCCAGCATATGTCCGTAGAAGAACTTAATTCGCTCATTAGGTTTTAGATCACGATCAATTGGCTCATAAAAGTCATACCACATCTTTCGTGCTTCTTTACCGATGTTGGACATTCTTATAGAAGGCTTACGTCCCCGCGATCTTTCCTCCTTACTGAAGAAGCGAGTAGTTTCATCACGAATAAAATCAAGGAAGAACTGCATATCTTCTTCATGCACTTCTGTACCTTCATTGATAACTTCATATATGTCTTTTACAAGAGTATCTATATTTTTCATGATGATGTATCCCTAAATGTTTTAAAATGGAAGGCCCATCCCTCACCTTTCCAAGTGTTAGTCCCAGTTATGACCAACCCCTACTATTAAGATACTACTTTATACTAGAGTTCTACATCATCATCATCAAACGGAACATCTTCCGCTTCAAGGTCTTCATCATCTTCAAACTCGACATGCTTGACAACCATCATTTGGTTCAAGCCAAGACCAACTCCAGACTTACCTTTGAAAGTCCAATCATACGGCTTTACAGAGAGCTTAACAACAGAACCGTTACCAATGTTAGCGCCACTCCACGTCCGTTTAGACGCATCCATAATCCGTGGAGGTCGAATGGCTTTTGCAGTAACGTAGTCACCACGATCCTCATCGTTCTTGATAGAAACTCCACGGTCTTTTAACTCACTAACAATGTCTTCATCAAGATGACAAACATCAACTTGATACTTACCGGAAAGTTCATTAGGCTGGCCTTCTAAGACCCGTGCCCACATAGAAGTTCCTCGTACAATCATATTATATCTCCTTTTCTGATATATTAATGTTCTGCTTCATACCAAGTCTTACCGACTCCGATATCACAGGTTAGAGGGCACCTGACATTCAGATACTTCCCCGATTGTGCTATTCCAGCATAGCATACTTCTTTGAACCTGTCAACATAATTTTCAGCTACCTCATATACGTACTGATCGTGTACGCTGCACACAAGATGCGCGTCCAACCTTTCCCGGCGCACCATACGATCTATTTCTATTGCCCACTGCTTACAGACGATTGCTCCCGCTCCTTGCAACAACGTGTTTAATCCTGCATGGGGTGAGCGAATATGTATACGCCTACCATCTATACCATTGAGATATCCTTGACTACGTGCCTTAGTAATTACTGAATCTTGTAATCTTTTTAGATCAGGCATGTTAGATAAGAATGTTCTCTTTAGTTGAGCACCTGTCTTTGCAGTTCCTCCAACTATGGAACCAATCTTTTCCGCTCCAGCACCATACAAAAAAGCGTAAATGAATGTTTTAGCTTCTGACCGCGTAGATAGTCCAGCAGCTTTCATGTTAGCCGTATGAGGATCACCGTTAACAACTTCATTCGTAAACGCCTCATTGTCCATATAATGCGCTAACATGCGAAGCTCAAGACCAGACGCATCTACATCAACCAAGACGTAACTTTTTGGTGCTACAAAACATTCTCTTGATTCCTTACCATATAACTTATTAGACGAAACGATGTTAGCCATGTTTGGTTCAGAATGTGTCATTCGTCCTGTTACAGCCCCCATCGTAAAAACCTTGCCGTGTACTCTCCCATCGTCACAAGACGCATCTAGCCAGCTTTCTATTGTTTTCCACCGTGTTTCTAATGCTTTCCACAGTGCTAAATTCTTCACTGCTTTGGGCGCTGACGATGGGAGAGTATCAAGATTTTCTTCACATACTTTAGGCGATCCTTTAGGAGTAAACTGTGTCGGACTCCATCCGTATTCTTCCATTCGCTCAACTATCTGCTTTGGAGAACCGAGATTAAAATCTTCATAACGAATAGTTGTATGGTTTCCTCCAAGATAAGATAAGTCTTCAATGTGGTTAAGTCCCACTTTAGATACACTTCCATCCATTTTTCGTCTAACTTGTATGTCTCTTACGGGCCGTACTTTTGGCTTAAAGAAACTAAGTATATCTTTTTCAATTTCCTCATTTCTAGTTTTAATTTCATACAACAGTTGAGTGGCTTTTTGTGCATCAAGAAGAAAACCATAGTTTTGCTGTTTGTTTATAACATGACGTATATTATGCTCAAGACATATACTCTGTTTTGAAAACCCGTGCTTATCATAAGCAAGCAAATACTTATATACATCATGCGTTATCTCTACATCATTGATACAATACTCAAGCATGTCTTCAGAGTACCCAGAGAAGTTAGAAAACTCCATTTTTCTTGAGCCTACTAACTGCGCTAAATTGTCGAGCGAATGTCCTCCCTTACGGTTTGGGTTAAATAGCTGCGATAGTATGAGAGTATCTACAACTTGA